GATAGACTTAAAGAAGACTTACATACAGCCATGAAAACCCATAGTGACAATACGAATGATTTAAAATATATCTTAGGTGAATTTTCTAGACTTAAAGGTACCAAAGATGGTAAGGAATACATAGGCAGTGTTTTATCAGATGACCAAGCTATTCGCGTATTAAAGTTAATTGTAGCAGGTGAAGATAAACTACTAGAGTTAGTGCCTACATCAGTAAGTACTTTAAAACCTTTAATTGACACCTATTTACCCAAGCAGATTTCAAAGGAAGAGTTGTTGTCTTTTATAACCACTATAGATTTTTCTGCACTTAGTAATAAAATGCAAGCGGTTAAAATTGTAAAAAATCATTTTGGTGCCTCTGTCGATGGTAAATTAGTTAGTGCTATTATACAAAAAATGTAGGAGGGTTTATGGAAGTATACAGAACCAAAAACGGGCAGGTGGCTAAATATGTACATGATGACGGCTCAGAGACAGCAATAAAAACCACCCCTCCAGGAGAGGTGGGGTGTGGTGGTTATGGTAATATAGGTAACAAATATAATATATTTATAAGTAGCTCTGTGGGTTGTCCTGTAGGTTGTAAGTTTTGTTACCTAACAGTTAAAAAATGCCCTTATCATCGTTTATCCGCAGAAGCTATAGCTTTAAACGTAGTAGAAGCACTAAATAGTGAGCTAACAGTAAGACCTGAATTAAGACAGATGTACACCAAGCTTTCTTGGATGGGTATGGGAGATGGTTTTTTAGACACAGAGTTAGTATATAATGCAACTGAAGATATAGCAAGTTATATACAAGGATTTGATATGTCTTTAGGTATAGATGGTGTTGACATAGCTACTACTTTACCTAAAATACCTACAACTGAGATTGATTATATAAAAGCTTTATCTAACAGTGTTTGGGCTATGCATCTAAATCCTAAACGTAATTATGTAAAAGGTACTGATAGACAACCTTTTAGAATTTTCTATTCCGTACATAGTGCTTTTGAAGGTACTAGAAAAGAGTTGATACCCCATACAGTAGATGTATATAGTGCCATACAATATTTTAAAGAACTAGAACAACAAGGTATAACTGTTATACTACATCATATGTTTTTTGATGGCGTGAACGATTCTGATATTGACATAACCTATTTATTAGGTTTGTTAGATGTATTTGATAATATTGAGTTGCGTCTTTTACGATTCAATAAGTGTGATGGTACAACTTTTACAGAGTCTAAAAACTTTGATAGTATTATAGATACCTTATATGAAAAACATAAAAATATAAAGGTTCAGATATCACCAGGTGCTGAAATAGCAGCTAGTTGTGGTATGTTTCTACTGTCAAAATTTAAGGATAGCTTTTAAATGTGGTTAGTATATAAAACAACAAATCTTATTAATAACAAATACTATATTGGTGTACATAAAGTGAATAGTAAAAAATCTACTTTGTATTTAGGTTCTGGTAAACTTATACTTCAAGCTATAAAAAAGTATGGACGTAATAATTTTACACGAGAAACACTAGCTTTGTTTTATGATGAAGCCAGTGCTTATGCTTTTGAAAAGAACTTTATTACTGATGAACTTTTAGAGGATACTAATTGTTATAATATTACAGAAGGTGGTGGAAACCCTCCAACATTTTATGGTAGAGATAACCACATGTATGGTAAAAAACATCCTAAAGAAGTTATGGATATGATAAAGGCCAAGCTCAAAGGTAAACCCTCATGGAATAAAAATATTCCACGTACTAAAGAGGAAAAAATAAACATTAGTAAGGCTAAGAAAGGTAAAAAGCTCGGAATTAAAAATTACTTATATGGCAAAAAGCTAACTCTAAAAGATAGGTTAAAACTTGGCTTAGTAGATTTTAAAAAAGGTAACATTCCTTGGAATAAAGATATAAAGGGCGCACCACCATCACATAGTACAAAATGTATAGTGCATGACTTATATTTTACATCTACCTTAGAGGCTGCAAAATGTTTTGGTGTTTCAAGGGCTACTATAAGAAGAAGGTGCACTATGTATAATTTTCCAGATTGTTACTATATAGAGGTAAATAAATGATGACAGACTATTGTGATTGTGGTAGAATAGCAGTTTGGGTATATATGCCAAGCCATGAAGGTCCAGAAACAAATGACTTTTATTGTGATGATTGTGTACCGAGAGGATGTAGTTGTAATATGGAACCTAAAGACGGTGATCATGAAAACTCAGATCCATCTAATTGGGAAGAACCTTTAGACGACAAGGGAAGAAAGTACCCTTGTTGTGAATTTTTTTATCTTAACTAGCGAGGTAACTATATGGATGCAAAAAGTGCTCAAAGATTAACAAACAAAACCACTGAGGCTATAAATAAAAAACGTTGGGCCGAAAAGAAGAAAAAAGAAGAACAGCATCAGAATGTATTGAAAATGCAAGCTACTAGTTTATCAGAACACATTAGAAAAAATCTAGATAAGGATATTAAAAAAGCAGCCTCTTCTGGGATACGGCATATTACATATGGTGGTTCTTACTTAGATGTATGTACACTAAATAGTAGTTATATGGATGCTATAAAGAAAGAGCTAAGAGCTAAAGGGTTTAAGGTTGAGTGTGATTCTAGGGATGTAGATATGGGAAAAATTGATATTGACTACTGGGGTTGTACAGATGAAATAAGAGATATGTGTGTTTCTTGGTAACTAAAGGAGAGATATTATGAAAGTAAGATGTAAAGTTTGTGAAAATACGGATGGTATTATATGTTTAGTCAAAGGTAATAAAGTTGCTCAAAATAAATCTAGATTATGTGAGCTATTTTCGTATGCCCCTGAAAAGGTTAAAAAGCCTAATAAAATGGAAGCTATTTATGTACCCTATAATATAAGGACAAGGAAAGAATATAAAAAGACCCAAAAAGAGGCATCTAAGAATGCTTACGTACAAGCCGTTAGCCAAAGTGTGACCCCAGATTGCTTGGCTAATTTCAGAGCTAATGTGACTGACTAAAATAAATATAAGGAGCCATCATGGAAAAAGTATCTAAGAAAATTTTTAAAGAAATTATGACGTATGTAAAAGAGTTTGAAACACTTGGCAATAAATGGTGTGAAGATGATGATCTTGGTTCTGTAGCTAAGTCAAGAAGTTATGCTAAAAAAATTATGACTGCTATGAAACCTTACATTGAAACATCAATAAAAGAAGCTGACTTAATGATCAGTACTGCTGAACAAGTAGTACCAGAGGTTGTTGAACCTGTAGTAGAGACTGTAGTAGAGCCTGTTGTTGAAGAAGTTAAGGTTGAGGAAGTTAAGGTGGAACCTAAACCAGCTAAAGAAGAAGTTAAAGAAGTTAAACGTGGTTTCAATTTTAATAAAAGTAAGAAGTAAAATTTTACTATGCTAAAGTAATTAGAGTTCTAAACTATGTTTGTTTAGAACTCTTGTTTTTGGAGGTCTTATGGAGTTATTAAAGAAATTAAATAAGCTAGGTAAACTTACAGCACCTAAGTTTTTACTTGATAATGTTATGTATGCTACCTATATGGGGTCGGTGGCTTATGGTGTTGCAAATTTAGGTAGTGATATTGACATTTATGGTTTTTGTCTACCACCAAAAGACCAAGTATTTCCACATTTAGCTGGTGATATAGCTGGTTTTGGAAAACCCTCACCCAGGTTTGACCAATGGCAGCAACACCATATAAAAGATGCTTCTTCTGATAAGGAGTATGACTTCTCTATTTTTAGTATTGTTAAATATTTCCAATTATGTATGGATAATAATCCCAATATGATTGATTCCTTGTTTGTGCCTAGGACATGTATTTTACATAGTACTGCTATTAGTGAACTTGTAAGAGAGAATAGGAAGTTATTTTTGCATAGAGGTGCCTTTCATAAGTTTAAAGGATACGCTTATTCACAGATGCATAAGATGAATATAAAAGACCCAAAAGGTTTACAAGAGTTAATTGACTATGAGATTGAATTTGCTATACCTAAATCTACAGATATACATGATGTAGAATTTGAACTTGCAAATAGAGGAAAGTCTTTTTTAGGTTATTTAACAGACGATCAACTAAAGAATTATAATAACTTATTTTCGCTTGCTGGTAAAAGAGCTATAGGTAGTAAGATTTTAGGCTATGATTCTAAATTTTCTTATCACATAGTAAGATTACTTTCTGAATGTGAACAAATACTAGTTGAACATGACATAGACTTACAGAGGAATAACGAACAACTTAAATCTATACGGCGGGGTGAGTGGACACTACAGCAAATATCAGATTATTTTGAAAGTAAAGAAAAGCAGCTGGAGGAATTATATGCTAAAAGTACTCTTCAGTACAAACCTAATGAGGCCAAAATTAAGGAACTTTTAATTAATTGCTTAGAAACTCATTATGGTTCTTTGGAAAAAGTTGTTTATATAGCACCTGATTTCGAGAATGACTTGAAAGCTATTGCTAAAATTGTAGCCAAATATAATTAACGAGGTAATTATGAAAGTAGATTCTAAGATTTATATGGAGGAGCAAGTTGATAATATGGACCGTAAATTTGGCAGCTGTCCTTCTTATTACCCTTCATACATTATTAGGGTAGATGGAAATGAAGTTCCTGCACTATTTACAATAGACCAAATAAATGATGCAATAGAGAGGGCTAATAGAAATCCTGAAGATATGCCAAAAGAATCAGGAAGTTTCTTTAGCTGGTTGCTAGGTTAAAAATTAACCACCACATCCACAGCAGTGTCATTTATGAGTGCTGCACCTGTGGAACCTGAAATTGTATTACTATAGTAATCTTTTATAAAAGCCTGACCATTAGTAACTTTTACTATTGTCAGGCTTTTATTCGTTCCTATATAAAAACTACCATTAGTTAATGAGGCGTCTGGGTCTGCATATATAGATGAAAATACATTAGCATCCTTTAGTATATAAACACTATCGGGGCTTTGTAAAAAGTCAAAGTTATATTCAGTGCGTATTTCCCTAATATCTTCTTCTGAAAATACAATATCTAAATTTTCGCCTGACAGTCCTGGCACCCATTCCATACTATACTACCTCCACTGGAACTATTTTGCTTATAAGTATATCACTTAAATCCATACCTGTGTCATCATCTAAGCATACTACGTTATACCTGTCACCTGTATTTGCATATAAAGTGTAATAACCAGCATCATCGGAAATAATCTTATCTAGTAATACTCCTGACACCCTATCATATAGAAAAATAGTTCTTCTTACAGGGGAACCAAAAGCTGCTACATGCCCAGATATCTTATATCGTTTACCTAAATCTATATTTATTAGCGCATCTCTTTGCATATAACTTCCTGCTTTTATCCAAGCAGCACTTCTAGCTGTGTTAGACAATATTAAACTTTGTATAGGACCATAAAAATAAGCATTATAGGACCTACCTAAAAATAAGGAGTTAGTATCTGTAGTAACGTCTGAGGTAAAAGTCCCAGACGCAGTCACAATACCATCTGTAAATAAATACTGAGATGACTTGTCATATACTGCGCTAAGACTGAACCACTCATCTTTATATATAGGACCCCCTGTTATTCTACCTGTACCATTATCACTAGAAGAGCTTTTATTAAGTACAAACATACTTTTATCATCTACTCCTGATCTTGATAAATGGTAATCACCCCAGCTAGATATTACACCCTTCAGCATTAAACCTCTAGCAGTACCGTTATCCAAAACTTTTGCAAAGGCTTCCATAGTCAAGCTGCCTGTTAACATTAATGAAGTATGATTAGGCACGTTAATATGATCATTTGCACCATCAAAATTTATAGCATAGCCTATTAAACCAGCAACTCTATCTGTAGTAAGAAGTGAATAAGGTACACCATGATTGGCATTACTTGTTGAATCCAGTGTACTAGTTAGGCCAGCTTGGGGTATTTGTGCCATATGGTAAACAGCTGCATAGTTATTTGTCCAAACTTGTGTGGCTGGGTATTCCTTAGTAAACCCCACATAGTCGTTGTTATCTTCTTGAGTTATATCATAATATAATAATATATCTGTTGGTTGGTCTACTAATACTTTAGGTACTTTAACCCACAATTGTATTGATTTATTTGTTGAACTATAACTTTCTATTTCACAGAATAATTCATCTGTACTACCGTGTATGTAGTTCTTTAAAACACCATCTACCCAATGTTCTTGTACACTTGGGTAGATGGCTGCTATTTTTTTAATTTCTAGTTTAGCAGGGTTTATACCTGTTGAGGGTGGCGTAAAGTTTGTTGTCCACAAAGCTTCCCCTTTTACAATAATAAATTCATCTATATAACCTGTGAAATATGAATTAGCATACCCCTCATCTTTACCTATTAACAAGGGATTAGTTGGAACTATACCACTCATGTAAGGTCCGTAAGCAGTGCCTTGTTGTACCCCGTTTAGAAATATCATTATCATGGATGAACTAATTACTAAAGCTATATGGAACCAACTGCTTAAAGGTAATGCTACAGTAGTGTCATTTATAATCGTACCATTTACAATACATGTTAGTTTCCCTCCATTGTAATATAAAAATATACCTAGAGTGTAAAATCCTAAGTAAAAGAAGGGTATGTAAGTTGTAATAGCACTTACGTAGTACCAACTATGAATGGTAAAATCACCCGTTCCTGGCACTAACGCATCAGTCATGTTTACTATTAGCCAAGAAGCCCCATTCAGTGATAAAGCTTTGTTACCGAATTTTGATATGCCGGAAGTTAACCCAGGAGTACCACCAGAGGAAATAAGCAGTTCTTGTTCAGAAAGATCTACAAAACCATTTTCAAAATTAAGTATAAGACTATAGTTAGAAGTATCATCTTTACCGGTCGCATCCATTAAGTTATTGAATAAAGGCGAACAGTCAAACCTATTTATCCCTGCAGTCTCACTTATATTTAGAAGTACAGGAAAATCAGTAAGTTCTTCGTCTATCAAGGTATTGTCTATACTGAACTTTAATATTTTAGTCTTGTCCCAATTCATTATATCGGCCATTATTACCTCGTGTAATATATTGCTTTATTATTTGTATCTTCGTCTATAACATAGATACCGCTAGTAGTTGCACAAAATATAGTATTACCACCAGCCGCTGCAGTCCCTTTTGTTACGAATATATCAGTTAATGCAGTACTTAATGTGAATGTATCACCATTACTATATGTAGCTGTAGGTAAGGTCCAATCTGTTATTAGATTATATTTTTTATTTAACGTCCAGGTAGTTTCCCCTGATATAGTAGTATTAGTTATATAATAAGCTGAGTCGTCTACTAAGAAACATTTACTAACATTTTCTATATAAGCCCTACTTTTAATTACAGGATTTCCTGACCAGTTAAAATACTCTACTCCTGAGGTTGTTGATACTAATAATGAATTACCGCTACCATGTATATAATTTACTACATTTGATTTTAATGAGAAACTATTGCTGATAACTGAGTTTTCCAAATCGGCGTGAAGATCTGCATAATCTATTGAGAAAATTCCGCCAATACCACCAAAGTATAAAGTAGTATCATTACCCCATAAGGTTTTAATTCGTGTATAAGGAACATCTTTTAGATATAAAGAATTACCTGTGTGAACATCAAATATCTCTATACCTTTTTGTACGGCTGCATAAATAAATTCACCTTTAGTAAATATTTGAAATAATAGTTGTGGAACAACAACACCAATACCTGCTTCAAAACTTTCATTACTGTTTGTAGAACTTCTAATAAAACTTGATAAATCATCTAGGGACTGTTGTGTTGGTGTTATATAACCTACTATATCTTCTATAGATATTACATTTACAAATGCAGATAAGTTAATAGCTATTGTGTATACGTTTTGTTCTACATATACAAAGTATGTAAAGCCTAGTGGTTGTACTGCCTCGTTGTTTGTACTTTGTATTGATTCACTAATATATTGTATACTAGGTATAAAATCTTTAGAAAGCTCTGGAATTATGGTTGGCCCTGTAGTATACCCACCCATAAGTGGTTCCAGGTACACTATAGGGTTAATTGTAGCGTCTGGAAAGTACGCACCTACACCACCTGCAGGTAATTGTGGACCAACAAAACCAGAAGTAGTTGGCCCATGAACTATAGGACCATATACGTTTACTATACCACTATTAGTACTATCAGGAGTATAGTA